GCCGTACCCGCAGTGCTTCCAGACCGCCGGAAGAACCTATTAAACGTCGTCCACAACGTCTGTGATTTCGTCGTTTTCGGCGCTTCCGTCCGGGTCAATCTCAAATTCTCCCGTTAGCTTCTGTTTGTTCAATTCAAGCTGCTTTTCTGCAAGCTGTAAGCGTCTGTCCTCTAACTCATACGCCTTGATACTGTCCAGCTGCTTGATGATACGCCCATGTAGCTTGTTTAGTTCGGCTTCCACTTTCATTGCTCTATCAAACGGGCTTGACTTGATAATAGATTTCATTGCTGTTTTGTATATCTCTTTGCCGCCCTCTGGGTCTGTTGCCTGTCCCTGCTCCATGCCGCAGTCCTCTTCTTCCCTGCGTTCTTCCATACTCTTTGGTACAATCATGTGTACTATTTTATCAGTGTAAAAGCCGCCCGCTTCTTTGCTCTCATACTCTTTCAGCAGGCTTTCCAGATAGGCTTTGCGGACGTATAACGCCTGCAATTCCTCCATCATTTGAGATAGTGCGGACGGTGTGCCCATGTTCCGTATTGCCGCCGCCTGCTCTGGGTCTATGTCTTCATAGCCTGCCTGTGCAAAGGCTCCATGTGTGACGGCGTTTTTGTTTCCCCTTTTTGCCGGGGTTTTTCCCGCAGCATTTTTATTGCCTTTTTGTCCACCCCTTTTTTTAGGCTTCTTTTTCAAGGCTTCGTCCCAGCCGTCTTCTGACTTCCATTTTCTTATCCTTACTTCTGGCACCCCTGCCAGCTTTGCCAGTTCTGCTGTTTCAATCTTGCCGTCTGCGTCCAGATAGCGTTGCATTGACTTGTCCCGCTCTGGGTTCCGTGGTCTTCCCATCTTCTCACCTCTTTTCGTTTGTTTTCATTCTTTCCAACTCTTCCGGTTTACGGAAGTATAAAAAATTATGGGCTTTGTAATTTCAAAAAATCACCAAAGCCCACTATTGCCAACGTGCAAATATAACGGCGTAAAGCCTGCTTTGCTGATATAAATTATACCAGTGAAACGCAGGCAATGGCGGGCAATGATTGCTTATACAATCTTCTTGAATTGTGAAATTATCTGGTTCTTTTCAAACCTCTGTGACAGCGTAGCAAGTGCGTTATCTCTAATGTTCTTGCACTGCCGTTCACTGTATGAATTGCGTACCGCTACTTGTTCCCATTTGAGGTTGTGAATGTAAAAATCGAAAATAATACGCTTTTCTTTCAGTTTCAATCTTGAAATCTCCTGCAAAAGCTGTGCTTTCAAACTCTGTAACTGCTGCACCTTTGCTTCATAGTCTTTGATTTCTCCGCTGACAAAATCTGGAATGTTCAGCGCCATATTTTCTGTTTGTCGTGATATATTATTTTTTCCTTTTGGTAGACCGTCGCACTGTATAGCGCCAATGGGGTTGTAGTATTGGTCCGTCAAGTCATTTATAATCTTTCTGTATATGCTCACCTCCCCGTCTATGTCTTTGTAATATTCCAGCAATTCAATCACCTTGCTTCTTTCCATTGCCTGCGCCATTTGCTGTTCCTCCATTTCATTTATTGCCCGTCTTTCCCGGCTGTCAGCCTTGCACGTCAACTTTCTGTTTGCCTGCTGCCTGCTGCCGCTCTTTGTAGCCCATGCACTTTATGTATCTTTCCGGCTTTCCGCAGCTTTCATAATGTTTCGGCAAAACACGGGCATATTGTCTGTATTAAGCATTATTATTGGTCTTTCCATCTGCTGCACCTCCGTTTCTTCTCACGAACTGAAAGCACCACGCTTCATCACGTATGGTTTTTATTGTTCCGTCTTCGTCAATGTATACTGCGTCAATAAACTTCGGCTTTGGTGGTTTCCCCTCTTCTAACGGTCCTGCAAAATCAATCATAATTTGCAATACGTTGTATACTCTTTCGTTGATAATCATTCTATAATCTGTCATGTTTATTGGCATTTTCCGCACCTCCTATGCTGTTTCATGCAAAATTATCTTTCTGAACATACTTTCAAATATCGGAACTGCAATGCTGTTTCCAGCCTGCTTGTATAGCGCCATTCTGTATCTTCCAGAACGCTTCTGGACTGCTTTTGCCCTTTCATAGTCCTTGTCTGTATATCCTTGCAGGCGCCAGCACTCCCGTTCTGTTAAATATCTATAACGCCCGTTTCCGCAGTCAATCACCTGTGCTGGTGTTCTGTCCTGTCTGGTCGTGATTGTGTATGCAAAATCTTTTATTACTGTTGCTCTTCTTATGCCTTTTTCTCCAATCACACTGTACACACTCGGTTGCGTCACGTCATACACTGGCGGCACTTCGTCGTTGTTCAGAAGAAATTCTGATATATCTTTCATTGGCGTTCTGATTAAGTCTGAAAAGTCGAACTTTTCACCATTCAGCACCGATACCGTGAAAACTCTTTCCCGTGCCTGTGGCAATCCAAAGTCCCTTGCGTCTAATATTTGATAATTGCTTGTATATCCCAGCTTTTCCATTTCTGCTATGTATTGTTCAAAGTTCTTCTTGTTGTAGCCGTTTAATACATTTTTCACGTTTTCCCAGATAACATATTTCGGCTTCCATTCGCCCATATTTTGAATAATGTGTATTGTTTCCCACATCAAACTTGACCGGGTGCCGCTTCCTTTGTCTGCCCCTTTTCCTCTGTTTATCCTCCCTGCTTCCGCAGTTGCTTTTCCTTGATGTCCCGCAATGCTCATATCTTGACACGGGCTGCCATGTATCAGAATATCTGGTTTGAGGTTCCAGCCCACCACTGATTGTGTTTTATACTCTAATTCTTCCGCAAACATTGCATTGTATGACCTTACGGCGTTTTCGTCTATCTCCACATAGTCAATGGCTTTTGTTGGAATGTTCAAATTTCGCAAAGCACATCTGGGGGAACCAATTCCCCCAAATAGTTCTAAAATCTGTACCACGTCTACACCTCCCGCAACGCTATTACACAATAGCCCTCTTCAAGTGCGCTGCTGGTCGTGTCGTCGTCCATACAGATAATTTTCATGTCAGCCGTGTTTCCGGTTGCTCTGCCCTCTGCAAACTCAATCAACTTCACTGTGTCGCCCTCTCTGTAACCGTCATTTTTCAAAATCATGTATGGTCTTGTATGGTCGATTGCAACGGCTTTCATTTTGTCCGGTGATACTCTGATTGTTTTTTCTTTTCTTTCATCAGACGGCAAATGCTGCATTTTCTCTTCCTGCTGCATTTCACGCAGTTTCTTTTGTGTTTCCCGGTCAATAGCTGCCTGCTCTTCGTTGTATCTCTCTTCGTCCGTCTTCTGGGCTTCTCTGCGGTTCTCATAAGCATTGCAGCTGGTCACGGTTGCTGTCTTGTCGTGGCAGTCCTCATAGTGTGTGCAGCTGTAACAAAGTGACGTTATCTGCTCCGGCTGTGGGTCAACATATTCTGACTGCTGCCCGGTTGCGTCCTCTGTGCCCTCTGTGGCTTCTTCTGCTCCCTCTGTGTCTGCTTCTTCCTGCTGCTGGTCTGTTTCATTGCCTGTGGCACTTTCTGCCGTTCCTGCGGCTTCCTGCTTCTCTTCCATCTGGCTAATGTCCATCTGTCCCGGTATCTGCTGCGACGCTTCCCAGTTCTTCTTTAACTGCTTAATGTCTGATAACGTCAGCACTTCATTTTTCCGGAATACCTCTGCTGCCTGCTTCTGGTAGTCTTCCGGCAGCCCGGACGCTTCATAAATGACTGATACAACAATTCTGTTTGCCTTAAATTCTGCCATCAGTTCTGGAATAATGTTGTTATATATTGCCTTGTATCTTCCAAGCTGTGCCGGGGACGTTTCTATAATTTCCGCTAACAAATCACGGGTCCTGCCCGGAATGTTCATGCTGCCTTTTAATTCAAGCACCAGTTTTTCTGTTTCCAGTGCTTCTGTCATGCGTTCCCAGTCTGTCTTCTCTCTGAAACGGTTTGCCATAATCAACGCCAATCTATCTATGATGGCATTTTCTTTCTGCTTGATTAAGATTGGAACCCGTCTGAAACGCTCTTTTCCCTCGTCCACAAGCTGCATGACTGCCAGCCGTCTTCTGTGTCCTGCAATGATACGGCGCTTGCCGTCTTCCTCTTCATCAGTCACCAGAAGTGGTTGTAGCACTCCCAGAAGTTCGATAGACTGTTTTAAGTCCTGCACGTCCTCTACGCTGTAAAAGTTGCCTTTTGACGGTATAAGGTCGTATATATCAGCTGTGCCGCTGACGCCCTCTTGCGGCGTCACGGCTTCTGACTGTTGCCCTTGCTGCATAGGTTCTGCAACCTCTTTGGAACGCTGGTTGAGCAATTCAGTTAAATTAAATTTTTTTCCTGCATTTGCCATTGTCTGACCTCCTAACTGTTGTCATGGGCAAACATTGCAGCCATTGCGCATTTTAATTTGTCCCATTCTTCTTGCTTTCCTACTCTAAAAAACTTTATTTCTGGACTGTTTGGGTTGTATTCTCTGCTTATGCACATTCCCAGTCCCTTTTCTTTTCTTATCCACAAAATGCGCAATGCTGTTCCCATTTCGTGAAAACTTTCTTTATATGCTTGTCTGCTTTCTATTCCCTCTATGCAATATGTAAAAAAGTCCTGCCAACTTTCCGGCGTCATTTCTTCCATATCCTCTGGGAATGAATTGTACTCTGAAAATTTCATTTTTCTTTTCCTCCTATTGTGTCCGAATTGGTCACATTCTCAACCATTCTTCTACTAACGCTTTATAGTCGGCACTTGCGCCGCAGCGTGGGGAATATAAAATGATTGGTAATCTTTCAAATGTGCTGGGCTTCATTTTTGGCGTCTTTCTGATATGCGTTTCAAACACCGGATATTCAAGCGTCTTCAAGAACTCTTCACCCTGCGTGTCTGCTTCATTTGTTCTGTCGTACTGTGTTACAAAACAACCGCAGAAGCGCAACTGTGGGTTCAAATCCTCACGGGTGTTGTCAATCTGTTCTTTCAGTTCTGCCAGACCGTCTATTGCAAAATCATCAATGGTTATAGGCACCATGACGTCTTGCGAAGCTACCAGCGCATTTATGGTCGAAATGTTAATGTCTGGGGCGTTGTCAATAATGCAGTAGTCATATTCCTGCTGCAATCCGTCCAGAAACTTTTTGAAGCGTGTCTGTTGCGGTCTTGACTGGTCCAGCATGACTTCAAGGTTGGCTGTAAGTAAATTCATGTTTGCTGTGATAATGTCCAGCCCGTCAAAGTCCGTGTGTTGGATAACCTCTGCCGGGTCAATGCCCCGCTGTGTCATTACCTCTGCCGTGCCCTTATGGTCGTAGCTGTGGCGGTTCATAATCTTGCTTGCGTTGCCCTGCTTGTCATTGTCAATCAGCAGGACTTTGAAGCCCTTTACTGCTGCCAGAATATGTGCCATGTTTACGCTGGAAATGGTCTTTGCCACTCCCCCTTTAAGATTGATAATTGATAATACTTTCATGTGGTATTCCTCCTTGTATCTGGTATGAATTTATAGTTGCTTTCCCAGTAATGCACGGGGCGGGACTTGAACCCGCACCCGGCAGCTTCGGTGGCTGCTGCGCTATCCATTGCGCCACCCGTGCTTGTATGCTTATTGGTACTGCATACATAAAAGCCCTTTTATTGCTGTTGGCATATCGTATGGCACCATGTTTTCTTTGTTGCACTGGTCGAACATTGCGTTAATTCCTGCAAGCTGCCATTCTTCAACGTCGTTCTTTTCATCTCTCAAAAATTCTGCTGCTTCTCTTGCTTCTTTCATGCAGCTTTTCATAACTCTTGCGTTGTTCTCTGCTGTGCTTATCATCACCACCAGTTCCCCGGCTTCTTTTGCTTTTTCAAATGCTTCTTTTTCTTTCTCTCCTCTTTCTTCCTCTTCCAGCATTTCGCCCATGAACCAATATGCAAGGTTCTTTGTTCTTTTGATTGCTTTTTCTCTGTTCTCTGTCATGTTCGTTACCTCCGTTTGCTTTACTTCTTTAACTGTCTTTATTATATACTTACGGAAGTATAAAGTCTATTGACATTCTGCACAATCTTACGGAAGTATATTTGTATATCTTGTATACTTCCGTAAGTATTTATTGTTATCTGCCCCGGCGTTTCAGTTCTTCCGCAAATTCTCTGACCGGAACTTTCACGGTCAGTGGTATGTACTTTCCGCAGTCGTCCAGTTCATACAAGAACTGTGTTTCGCCTTTTTTCAGATAGTGAAGTGTTGCAATGTCCGTGACCTTATGTAGTGCAACTGCTGCCGTTGTAATCACCGTGCAGCCCTGTGGCAAGTAAAGTGCTTCTTTTGTTTCTCCGTCCTTTGTTGCCTTGATTGCTACTGTGTCCCCAATCTCTAACGGGCACACCGCCTTGAAAAATTCTGCTTTCATTCCTCTTTGTCCTCCTGTTCGTGTTTCTCTCTGTTTTGTCTTCTTACCTCCCAGCCAACTTCTCTGACCACTACAAAGACCAGATATAAAATACCCAGCCCAACGCAGACCGCAAAGAATGTTACCAGTGCTTTTACAACCTCAATCAGAAATGCAATCATTGTTCTTTCCCTCCCTCATTTTCTGTTTTGCCCAGCCAATAGCCCGGCTGCTTGCGTTTATCTGGCGCAGCTGTCGCACCCTTATATTGTTTGTCTTCTCTTCCGTTTCTGCCTGCTGCCGTGCCAGCTGTCGGCGGTAAATCAGTTCTTTTCCGCTGTAATGCTTTTTACCTTTTCCCATGCCCTATTCCTCCATCAAAAGAACTTTCTATGGTATCTGCTGCCCTTGCTTGCCTGTTTGCGTCGCTGGCGCTGTTTTCTTCTCTTCTGGTACTGGGCGTCCTCTGCTGTTGCCACCTGCCTTTTGACTGCTTCGTGGTCTATGTTGTCCACCTCTTCTTGCAGGACTTCCAATACTTCAACTTCACTGTCCTTGAAAGTGAACGTCATACCTGGGTCATACTCTCCACTTGCCCAGTCTTTCTGGAACTTCTCAAAATTATCTCTGTATCTATACGGCGCCTGCGGGTGGTACTGTTCGGCTTCATATATGCCCAGCATAACTTCCCTGTCGTCCTTATCGTCCCAGTTGTAAAGGTGCCAACTTTCGTGGTTGTCCCAGTTCCACTTTGACAAATACAACACTATTCCGTCAAAGTAGTTACCCTCACGCACCATGCCTTTCATTTGCTTGCAGGTGAAGCCCTGCCCCTTTAATTCCTCTTTGATTTTCTCATAGTCCCTGCCGCCAGTATGTAACTTTGCTTTTACGATTAACGGCAAATACTGTGGCTGTTTATCTTCTTTTCTTGCCATTGCTTGTCCTTTCCAGTCTGTCTGCTATCCGCAGTATGCTTTCCATTGACTTTCTAATATTTGTGTCTGTGCCCTCTGTGATTTTCAGCACGTCTGCTATGTCCCGCAGTTCTTGTGCCATTTCTTCTGTTTCCCCGGTCACAATGTCGTATTTATTGCGGCAGGCGGTGCAGACCTGCGAACCCTCCGGGATAACTTCACCGCATATCAAGCAGCGGTCAACGTCGTTCATTCTTCCCAGCTTTCGTATTTCTTCACACGCCTTGTCAAGTTCTGCACCTGCTCAACAAGGTTTGCAACCTCATGTGGTGACAATCCGGTTTGTTCATAGTCATGCAGCTTCTTTGCAGCTTGATTGACTGTGACGTGCGGTTTTAATATTGCTTTCTGTCCGTTCTGGCTGTATTCCGTCAGCGTCGTTCTCTTCTTCCGCTTCTGTGGCTTCTGGGGCTGTCTGAACGCCCCTGCACGCTTCATGGTGCTGTAATATGGCACTGTCTGTTTCAATGCGTGGTCCATTGCTCCCATTTACTCTTCCACCTTTCTTCCTGTCTGCTCTATAACTCCCAGATAACCCGCTATTGTGTCCATTGCTTCTTCTGCCGTCCAGCAAACCGCTGTTTCATAGCCCTGCTGCCGCAGCTGTTCCAGCCACCAGTCCTGCTTGTCTGTTGTTTTGTTCTTTCCCCACTTCATTTCAACATAAAGCCCGTGTTTTCCGTTTCTGGCTACTGGCAAGCACAAATCCGGCACGCCTGCTTTTACTCCCTGCCGTTTAAGGTTCGCCGCTTCAAGCTGGTTCCTGCTGCCGCCGTTTGGGATATGGTGCAGCAAGTCCAGTTCTGGGAAGTCCTTTGCGTAGAACGTCGCCCAGTTTATAACTCTTTCCTGCTCTGTGGCTTCACTGCGCTTTCTGTAATATGCTCTACTCATTGTCTTGTCCTCCTGTGGTTTCTTCCCGGCTGTCCACCAGATATATTTTGCCGTCCTGCTCATACAGCATGACTTTTCCTTTCAACGCCGCCAGTGTCATTTCTGCTTTCATTCCGTCTGATACGCCGTATTTGTTGCCAATCAGAATGTATTTGCAGTTTTCAAGTATCTTCATTCCCGCTGCCATGCCCCGGCTTCTTTCTTCCGGGTTCTGGTCGTCTGTAACTTCCGTCAAGTATAAATGCACCGTGACCGGGACAAAGCCATTGTTTATGGCTGCCCTTGTCAACTTCCGTGCATATTCCTTGTTGCGCTTTGTGTCGCCCCGGTATGGGCTGCACACATACAGTAAATCACTCACCCGCCGTCACCTCCGTTCTTCACTTCTTCAAAGTAAAACTTTACGTTCTCGCATTTTTCTTTTACAATTCCGTACTTTTTCGCCAGTCTGTATATAAAAATCTTGTCCAACCGTTCCGGTAATGTTTCCAACTGTTTTCTGAAACTATCAACGCTCATGGTTGACTTATAAAAATTACACATTCTGCAAGCTGGCATATAATTTTCAATGCTGTTTATCTCCTGCGCCTGTCCTGCGTTCAATTCCTCTTCATGCAGGTATACTGCTTCTATGTGGTCCACCTGCATTTCCTTGTATGTGATTTTGCAACCGCAATACCCGCAGTGACCGTTCAAGCTGTCATACACCTGCTGCCGTACAGCCTTTGGAATTGTTTTTCTTTTGGCTGCTGCCATACCCGCACCTCTCAATCATCAAATTTCAATTCTTCTGCTGCTTCCGGCGGTTCTTCTTTTCTCTTCCATTCGTCAAGGTCAAGCAACTGCCCGCATTTGCTGCAATAGTTGAAGTCATTTGACACATGGAAGTAATAACCGTCTTCCCGGTCTTTCTTCATGTCCTTGTCGTATGCTGAAAACAAATGCTTTCCGCATACCGGGCAATAATAGCTGTTAAGATACCCCAGTTGTCCCGGCAATGTTGGGTATTCGCTTTTCTGGTGCTTTGGTTTTCTTGCTTTCCTTGCTGCCATGCTTTATCCCTCCGTTGCCGCCTTTATCAATCTTTGCTGTATTGCTTCAAAATCAAGCCGCAAGTCCCGCATATTCCAGTACGTGCCGCAGCCCGTGCATTGTTCGTCCGTGTATGTGTACGGGCAGGCGGTGCAAATGTCCGTTTCTTCCTGCAACGTCTTTGCGACTGCTGCCAGTTGAAAAGCTATGCCCCAGAATTTCTTCAAGTCAATTTCTGAAATGTCCACCGGGACTGCTGCTGCTTTTTCAATCTCTGCGTCTGTTACTTTGTATTTTTCTTTCAACGTGGCGTACATCACCTGCGCCGTCTGCTGTTCACCGCCTATGCCACGTTCTGCCAGTGCTTTTATTTTCACCAGCTTTTCAATAATTTTCTGTCTATCTTCCATCAGTCTTCTTCCTCCGGTTCTCCTATCAGTGCCGTTGGCGGTTTTCTCTTGTCCATAAAATTTGAATACCACGCAGCCTTTTTCAACATTCGCTTTTCTTCGTCTGTCCTCTCCGGCGCTTCTACGTCATTTTCTTTATAGCAGCGTGCCGTTTCGTCTGGGTATAGGTCGTTTCCGCACCTAAACGCCACCAAGAACGCTTCCAGTTCTCTTTTCAATTCCTCTTTGTAGAAATTGTAAAGCAGTGTTATTTCTGCCGCTTCAATCTCTGTGCAGTCACAACCACGCTTCTTCCTGCGGCTGTATTTTCCAGTGTATATGTGGTAACTTGCGTCACCCGTCACCTTGTAGAAAATCCAGCGCAGCACCCTTTCTTCCAATTCGTCTGCATATCCGAACCAATGAAGCGTCACTGCGTCCAGCATTATTTCTTCGTCTTCCAGTTCGTATCTGGCTTTTAAGTCCTCATACATTCGCATTGCGGTTTCTTTTTCACCGCCCACGCCACGTTCTGCAAGGGCTTTAATTTTCTTTAGCTTTGCAGCTATCTTGTCACGTTGTATCTGGTCCATGTCTTTTACCTCATATACTGCCACGACTGCGGCGCACGCTTCATTCCCAGTTCTTCCAGCGTCACTGTTCGTGGATATTCTTTCACGGCTGTTATTTCCCAGCCATACACCTTGTTTCTGCTTCCTGCTGCATAATTGTGAATATCATGTGCAGGAACCTTGCTTTTTCTCTCTGCTTCTTCAAAGTTCTTGATTTCTAAAACTTCCGAGCAAATAAATTCGCCAACTATTCCCACGCCGCCTGTCACATATACCAGCACCCGGAACGGTGCTTTGCATTGTGGCTTTGTCTTCCGCAGTTCCAGAACCTTTTCACCTGCTGCCATTTTTTGCCACCATTTCTGGTGCAGTGATAATATGACCACTGGCATTTCTTCCAGTTCTGGTGGTTCCCATTGCTGCTTCATGCTCTTTTCCTCCTAAATCTTCAATACCTGCCCCGGATATATCAAATCCGGGTTCTTAATGCCGTTTTTGTGTGCCAGCGCATAGCAGGCGGCACCGTTTCCGTAAAACCTCTGTGCAATCTTCCAAAAGGCTGTCACCTTTTTGCACTGTGTATTCTTTCCGGTCTGTCTGGTTTCTTCCTACAACCTCCGGCGGTTCCTCTGGTTTGTAGTAGAACGCTTCTGCTATCGACCCGCAATACTGGCACCGTTCGCCCAGCTTTACTTCTGCCCCGCAAAATTTACACTTCATGTGCTGTCCCTCACTGTTCAAATTCGCTTTTCAGTTCAATTCTGATATACAGAATGTGTTGCAGGTCTTCCACCCGGTATTGTGTGAATTGTTCAACTGGCACCTGCTCCGGCAGGCTGTCTGTTTTCTCCCAGTCCCACATTTGTTCCGTGGCTCTGTATGTTTCCATACCCAGCCCCATTTTCTTAATGCGTCGCTGCGGGTTCAATGTTCCATGCACTGCGTTTGCAGCATATCCACGGTATACAACCTGTCTGGCTGCGTTATATATCACCACTCTGTCACTGGGCGTTAGCTTGTCCAGAATGTCACCCAGTCTGATTTCATTTTCCATCACCATTCACCCCTCATTCTTCTTTCAATTCTTTCTTTCGCCTGCTGCACCTCTCTTGAATACTCTGTTTCTGTCAATCCTTTGTTCCATACGTGTTCATAAGCACCAGTAACACCATAGTTGTAGGCTGTCAGCACTTCTGCTTCTGTGTCGAACCTCTCTTGCAGTTCTGCCAGATAATCTACACCGACAAGCACGTTGAAATATGGGTTTTCCACATTATCGACATTCAGCCTGCGCATACGCTCTTTGTGCCACTTCGGCAATACCTGCATATATCCGGTTGACCCCTCTTTGCAGCTTGCGTCCCATCTGTACCCGCTTTCTATCTCAATAATTGCCAGCACCAGTGTATATTCAACGCCATACTGCTTGCAGATTATGTATGTGTACTGCTGCATACATTCCGGTAAATACCCGCCGTTGTCTGCGTAGTCCTCCGGTACTTCATAGCGTGTCCAGCCGTCCAGTGCTTCCCCGTCCCAGTCAAATGACATAAGGTTGAACGTGTACGCTTCCGCTTCTTCTGTGGTGCTTCCTGTCAGCTGTGTGGTCTGTACTGGTTCCGGTGTGTTCTTCGGCAGTGTGCTTGCTGTTGGCTTTACTGCTGCGCCTACCACAGCCATGCACACAACGAATACCATCACGCCTGCTGCAATGTAATTTCCGTATGCCTTAATTGCTCTTTTTACCCTCTTACGCCTTAATATCCGGCGCAGCCTTGTTTTTCTTCCTGTTCTCACTTCGTTTTCCTCCTTGTCCTGCCTTTTTTTGCTCTTTTTTCCACATTTTCAAGTAAATATGCCACCCGGTCTGTTCATAAAAGACCGCTTCGCATGACACAATGTTGTAATTGCTATATATCTTTCTGAACTCTTCCAGCCCTGCGTCCGGTGATTTTGCCAGCTGTTCCACTTTTCTTTTGCTGTACTTAAAATCATTGCACTTTTCTTCCGGTGCGTTCAGATTTCGGCTGTACTTCCAGTGGTTCTGGTCACGCTGCTGTTTCTCCCCGCCGTCCTCTCTGGTTGTTTCCGGGCGGTCAAGGTTTCTGCTGCTGGAATAGCGTTTCTTTCCCTGCGGGTCCTTGACAATATACTTGCAAAGTCCCTCTATTCCGTTTTCATTCATTTGCAGTCTGTCTGCATTTACCCAGCCCAGCTGTTTTATACTGGCTCTGTATTCCGGGTCACTGGTCTTCTTCCAGTTGATACGGTCTTTTGTCCACATTAGTTCCACGTCGTCACGGTCAAGCCCACCATTCATAATGATGTGGTGATGTATACGCTTTAGGCACTGCCCGTCCTTGCTGTATTTGTATTCCGTGACAAGTATGTATTTCAAAGGGTCAAGCCCCAGTTTCTTTCTGCGGTATGCTATGCGCCGCAGGTAGTTTGTCACAATGTTTTCTGCTTCTTCTACTGTGCCCGGCAGGTTCTCTTCACTGTATGTGCAGGACGTGTGTAGGTCCCCTATTCTGAAATTGCCATTGCCCAACTGTACCAGATAGCGTTTGGCGTTCTTGTCGTTAAGGTCTTTTTGCTTTGGGGCATTGACTTTTCTTTTCTTTCCCCTCTTTCCTCTGGCTGCCTGCTCTGCTGCTTCTGTTCGTGGTATTATGTCCACTTCTCTATAATTGGCACAGTCTGTCTTCTTCTCTCTGATAAACACCACTGCACTTCCTTTTCTGTCTGATACCTTTTTAGCGTATAAGGGTACACCAGAAGTGGGGTGGTTCTATCCTCCATCAATCCTGTTTATTATCCATACAGCGTATATATAAATTTATATATTTCGTAGGAATGTTAATACCCCATACAAGCCCGTTTAGCAGGGATAAAACCCGCTATTTTCAAGGACTTTTCAGCCCTAAAATGTTTGACTTGTAACCGCCAATATGGTATAATAAACGTGTATCGAATTATTAACATATTGACTTTTGAAAAGCCTTTGATTTTGTGTTTCCGGCACAGCTTCAAAGGCTTTTTGCTTGCCATTTTTACAATGCTCTGTATAACTCTTTGCGGCTCTCACCGCACCAGATTTTCTGCCCATCTTCCGTCTGTATGGTCACTATTCCGTCCCTAAATCTGTACCCAGCAATTATCTTGCCCCGGTGCCATTTACCGTCAAAATAGATTTCCGCTGGCTGTCCCTCGACGTATGGGAAATTATCTGCGCTCATTCGCCCTGCGCTCCTGCGTGCGCTTCCGCACCCGCTTTCAGTAAATCAGTTACCAGTTCCCAGCTTTCCAAAAACAAAGCGGAACGGAACGACACACCGTCGCTGACGCCAGAACGAGGGTTGTTCAAGTACAGCGCACCAGCACCACCCTTGGAAGCGTTGCTGAAACTCGAACCCCGGAAAGGCACGGCTTCTTCAAGTTCGCTGTCTGCCCATATTCCGGCTGTTTCGTTCTTCCAGTCGTGCGGTACAATTCCCAGCTTGTACGCAATTTCCGGCACGTCTTCCAACTCTTCCAGCTGCAATTCTGCAATGTGGCAGCCGTCCCAGTCCTTTTCTATCTTTTCTGCGGTTGACATAACCACGCCGCCGTCACTGCTGCCGTACAGCTTCAACGGCTTTCCGTTTACCTCTGCAACGGTCCAGTCCGGTGCTTCGTCCTTGTAGCCCTCAACTGCTGCGTCATTGTCCTTTGTGTACTCCACAACGCCTTTGTGCAGGCGTAAACCTGTTACAAATTCCCAGAAGTCGCCGCAGATACCGAACACGCCGCCTGCGGTGCCATCATGTGACCATGTAAGCGGGTCACACCCGGTCAGCGTTCTTCCGGCGCTGTCGTATACAACGCCTTTTTCCTGCGGGTTGTCCGCATTGCAGCCGTGGTTTGTGTTGCCGCCTATCGTGTGCCCTAGTTCTTCTGCTTCATGCAGCAAGTAGACAAATTCCGTGTTTGTCATAAGGTGCCAGCCCTCACCCTTTCTGGCGCAGGCTGCCGCCGCTTCATCAAGTGTGATTGTGTGGCGTGGCTGCTGGTACGGCAGGGACACTGCAACGTCACCGCCCATGCTCTTCATGGTTGTATTGTGGTACTGTGAAATCAGAATTGCCGGAACAATCTTGTTTTTGATTTTGAACATTTCCGGCACGTCCTCCGGGCTGTACGTCCCCGGCTCCATGTAAAACATGGTCATGTAGTTTGGCAGTCCCAGTCTGTCTTTGACAATGACCGCTTTTTTCTTCACAAATTCTTTCATTTGCGCTTTTCCTCCTTGTATCTGGTATGATTTATCTTGAATAGCTTTTCGCTACTATTCACATTTTGACTATTGAAAAACCTTTGCTTTTCGCCCAGCGCCTATGCTGACCGCTGCTTTTTCTCTTCCGGCTCCGGCTGCTTCACAGTCACGGTGACTTTTACGCCCTCCCGCTGTGAAATAATCATTGCCAAAGTGTCAAAGAAGCGCTGGGCATTGAATGTTCCTTGCACTTCCATTCCTGCCACCTCCTATGCCGTCTGTGGCTGCGGTGTGGTTCTCTGGCGTTCCTGCTGAATACCCAGCATATAGCCCAGAATAAACATTTGATTGTCACCATTTAACTTCTGGAACTCCTGTGCGGTCTTCTCAATCATTTCTTTTTTCTTGTCTTTCATTTCAACTGCTGCCATGTCTGCTTCCTCCTTTTCTGTGTTGTGGTCCTCTGCTATAATTGGATTGTCAGCCAGTGCAGGGCTGGCAATCCATAGCAAAGGGGGTGTGAGTATGTCTTTACATCAATATGAAATTGATTTTTCGTCGCTTTCACTTGATGAAAAAACCGCTTTGATTGACCGTATAAAAAACAACGCTTTTACCGGTCCAGACTTCAAACAAGGTTTTCAGTCCGCTACATTCTGTATTGAAGGAAGTAATATTAAACTTCTGAATGTTCCTGCTGACTGTCCGATTGTTCTTTTGCAGTAGGTGTATATATTGCAAATGTGGTTTTTTTGGCTTCCGCATTGTAGTTAATTTCAATGCGGAAGTTTTTTTCTTTGCACATTTCACGCATTGTCATTTCTGCCCAGCATTTCAGAAGCACCACTGCTTTTTCAAAACCCTCTGTATTTACCAAGTTGAAGTTTTCCGCTTTCAGTTCTTCGTTTGGAAAAACTGCTGCCTGCGCTCTTCCCAGTATGTCAAAGTACGGCATATCCGGTTCGTGCTTGTCCATCACTGCTGCCACCTCCGTTCTTTTTGTTTCACCAACTCATTTTTTATTTTTCTATTGGTTGATAGGCTTATAATAGCATTGTTTTGTTGGTCTGTCAACACACTTTTCTATATTTATTCTTATTTTTTGGTTGACTAACACACTTTCTTGTTGTATAGTGAACACATAAAATAAAAGAAAGGGGGTATCTACTCAATGGAAGTTTACGAACGAGTGCGATTATTAAGAAAAGATACTTTGAAAATGAGTATGGAAGCATTTGGAAAACGTCTGGGCGTCAGTCGTGATGTTATCAACAATATTGAACATAACCGACTTGCAAAGCCAGACCAGAAATTGTCATTGTACAAATTGATATGCAGTGAATTTGGTATCAATGAAAACTGGTTGCTGAATGGCACTGGTGATATGTACGCCGACGACAAGACGGAATATGACACGCTGATTGACCGGGTAATGACCGGGCAGAATGAATTTGCAAAGAACATTTTCAAGACGTTTGCGCTTTTTGATGAAGCAGACTGGGAAGCGCTGCGGCGTATGATTGAAAAATACATAGACGTTGCAGACGCAGAAGACGTGCCGGAAGAAAAGCCGTTGTATGACGACGTACCGGAAGAGTTAGAAAAGCAATACCCGCCAGTTGACAACGGCGGCAATAGTGACGTTGGGTAGTCCCCCTAAAGGGACGCCCAGCGGTCCCGCTTTACTTTTTAATGATTAGTTGTGTCGTTCCTGTGAAGTTAAGATTGATATACATTGTGTTGTTGCTGCTGTAATAAATAGCAAATATATTATGGTTGCTATGATATATGTATCTCTTTTTCATTATCTCCCACGACCTTTCTTTTATCGGAAAAGCTGGGCGCTTTTCAATTATAAAGGTCTGGCAGGCTTGCAACTACTGTTAAAAATTGGCAATAAAAACACCCGCAGTGCTGGGAACACTCCGGGTGCGGTGCAAAGATATATCATACCAGATACAACATACCGTCTGCACTTATTATATTATCACGGCATGACGGGAAATTAAAGGAAATTGACAAGAATTGTGGTGATATTATGAGAAACAAGGAAATTGCCCCGGCGCTTGTCCGGGTTGCTCTATATATAAGGGTTTCCGGTGAAGAACAAAAGATAAAAGGCTTGTCGCTGGAAGCCCAGCAAGAACGACTGGAAGCATACGCAAGGGAACGTGGCTGGGTCATTGTTGGAATTTATATTGACGCTGCAAAGACCGCCAGAAAGAACATTCACAAAAGAACTGAATTTCAACGCATGATGGACAGTGTGAAACGTGATGAAGTAGACATTTTGCTTTTTGCCCGCCTTGACCGCTGGTTTCGTTCCGTTGCTGATTATTACAAAGTCATGGAAATATTGCAGGCGCACAACTGCGACTGGAAGACCACTGATGAAGAGTACGACACAACAACCGCAAACGGGCGTCTGTATATCAATGTGAAACTGTCCATTGCACAGAATGAAGCCGACATAGACGGCGAAAGAATAGACGTGGTATTTGACAGCAAGATTGCACACGGCACCGTTGTTTCCGGTTCTGCTCCGTTCGGCTTCCGTGTGAATGAAGAAAAGCGGCTGGAAGTCGTACCGGAAGACGCAGCCATTGTGCAAGACGCTTTTAATTATTTTGAAAACACAGTTTCACAGCGGGCTACGGTCCGTTACGTCCGGGAAACATACGGCGTGAACTGGTGTGACGCCACATTTCGGCGTATGCTGAAAGAAAAGTTATACACTGGCGTGTATGACCGGGGCGGCAGATATAATGACCAATTCTGCCCGGCAATCATAAGCAGACAGCAGTTTGACCGGGTGCAAGCGCTTCTGACACGCAATGTGCGTTCCGCTCCATCTGGCAAGGTATATATTTTCACTTCCATTCTGACTTGTGCTGAATGTGGGCATAAGTTAGTTGGCTACAAATCCAGTGATTATTTTTATTACCGCTGCAACCAGCATTTCCAGCGTGGGCGCTGCTCTCATAATCATTCAGCCCGTGAAGACGTCGTGGAAGCATGGTTGTTTGACCATCTGGGGGAAGAACTGGAACGCTGCCAGCTTGAATGGGACGTGGAAGCAGCCAAAAAGAAAGCGTCCGTTGCCCGGACTGACAAAGCCGCATTGAAACGGAAGCTGACTAAATTAAAAGAACTATATGTGAATGACCTTATCGACATTGAAGACTATAAAAAGGACTATCAAATATATGTTTCTGCACTGAACCAGATACCGGAACCAGCGCAGGAAGCGCCGCCAGACTTTGCAGCTGTGCGCAGGCTTCTTGATAATAGCTTTAGAACCATTTATGATACTTTGACCCGTGAAGAAAAACGCACGCTTTGGCGTTCGGTCATTAAAGAAATAAGGATTGACAATGACCAGAATATCACGGGTGTTGTTTTTGGGTAGTGTTGTACTAATTGAACACTACCCGTGGGCTGTGTTAAGTTAGTACAAAATAAAGAACCCCAGCAAGGCTGCTGCCTGCCGGGGTCTTCTCTTACTCTCCCATTGTGTCTGGCACATCTTCTGTGGTCACTTTTCTTTCTCTTGCAATCAACTTCAATGGCAAGAATGGGCAATGTCTGTATGTTTCGTACTTGTCGCCCTCTTTGCACATAAAGCAATTTGACTTTGTGCAGTTTTTGTTTGCGAACTCTGCCGCCGCTTCCTTGTTTATCATTTTATCACCCCTGCATTTTGATTTTTCGTGGGTCAACTGTGTATCTGGTGCCGTTGTATTCTACTGTTAAAAAGTCGCCGTATAGGTTTTGCAGTTTTCCAGTTATTTTCACTTTTGCACCTGCTGGGATTGGTTGCTTGTGCTGCGCAATAGCCGTTTTCCAGTCTTCGTCCGTTATCTCTACTTTTGCAATCCCGGTGTCTGGCGCTTCTGGGCGCTTATTTTGCACTGCTCTCATATAATCTGCCAGCGTATATTCCCCGCTACTGATAAAATACCTGTTTGCCCCGTACCCTTGTACTTCTTCCAGTGTCAGCGCTTTTCTCCCTTTATACATAAAGTTGTATATATTAGCAATCCCATTTTCCGTCTTCCTGTCGTTCATTACTTCAAGCCAGCCGTCTTCCTGCTTTGGCGTGTCGTTCCCAACTATCATGCGCCAGCAATTTTCAACCACCTTGTTTCTGGTTTCCAGATAGTTTTCTGCTATTCTCTCCCCTTTCTGCTGTGTCTTCCTTGTGTAGTGGTGGCAATGGTGGCACGGTGCTTCTGCGTCATTATAATATAAGCACTTTTCGTCTGTATAATATATACATTCCGAACCGTCCCAGCCATGCAGAAAGCCCTCTTTAAATTCCTGTTCTTTTACTCTTTCTGCCACGTTAATTCCTCCCCGGTGTCCCGCTGGTACTTCTCTTTTACTGCTTCCACAACATAGTTATTCTGTGATGAATAGCCCTGTTCTTTTGCAATCTCTTTTATGCGGGCTTTCATGCCCTTTGGCACCGCAAGTTCCATGCGGTCATAATTGTGGTCACGGTATTTGTTCTTTGCCGCCGTTGCTGCTGGTCCTCTCGGTATAGTCTTCTTTTCTGTTGTATCTGGCATTTTCTGCACCTCCTGTGGTTTTTAATCAGTATATCACACTTTGTTTTCTTACGGAAGTATACATTTTATACAATCTTACGGAAGTATATTTGTATATTTTGCCGATTGCTTTTATACTTCCGTAAGTATATAATAAAGACAGTTAAGGAAATCAAACACACGGAGGTCAAACGATATGGGAAAAATCATTTACATGGAAGATAGAATAAATGGGCTGCACTGCTACACCCCAGAAATGGGGCAGCGCAAGCCAGAAGTTAAGATGGAAGCCAGCCTTTCATATTATGGCAAACATTATTTTGTTGATACCCCGCTTGAATTAAAAGGCAGGGGCATTACGGAAATTGAAGCCCACTGGATTGATGGTTGCCAGAAGAAAATTGAAAACTGGCGCAGCTACCGGGTCACAAAGGCGGCTTTTGAAAAATTAAAAGCGCAATATCCAATTTCAATGGAATGTTGCCTTGACTAATAACTGCACGGGCGGCGCTGCTGCCGCCCAGAAAGAATGGTGATAATATATGGGAAAATCTTATAATAGACGTTTCAGAAAGAACGGGCTTTCATTCATGGTGCAGGACACGCACCCGGCAGACCGGAAAAGTGATACTGATAAATACTATCTGACAGTAAACAAAGGCGGCATATACAAGATTGTGTATGACAGTATCACATGGGAAATACCAAAGTTTCCAACTATACACGCAGCCCAGTTCTGGGCGCTTACCAGTTCTGATTTTATCGGCACAATGTAAAATGCTTTTATCTTACGGAAGTATACATATTATACAATTATACTTCCGTAAGTTTGTGCATTGTGTCTATTGCTTTTATACTTCCGTAAGTATATAATAAAGACAGTTAAAGAAATACAGAACACGGAGGGCAAAGCAATGACAGTAAAACTTCAAGGAATATATAACAAGCAGGAAGCAAAGGCAGTAAAAGAATTAAAGACCGGGGACGTTATCATGTGGAACTACGGATATACAAGCACCGTGGTTGACCTTATCCCAAGCAAGACCGGAAAGACAATCACTTGTCTTCTGAAAAGCAATCAAGATGGCGTTGTCCGTGAAAGAAAAATGGGTGCAGAAAGACTGGTTGCTATTGCGTAGCAGCCAGCCGGAAAGAAAGGTGGAATGAATGATGGAAGCAAAAATGATGATAGCTGGAAGCTTTGATGAATTTGTGGAAAAGATAACGCAGGCAGAACGCAAAGCGCTTAACACTCCTTTTGGGCAGGAAATAACAGAACGGCTTCTGAAAATGAAGTTGGAAGAAAACCCGGATATGACAGCGGAAGAATGGCAGGACACAAAAAGCCAGTTCTTGACTTTCCTTTTCGCAATGTTCGTGAAAGAAACGCCGCAGGCTATGGCAGAACTTGCCCAGCATACATGGGACGAATTGCAAGCAAAAGAAGTATAATGCAACCGGGCGGCATTGCTGCCGCCCAGAAAGAATGGTGAATGACTATGAAAACAGATATTGTTACTTGCAGCAAGTGTAATGGTTCCGGCAAATTCATTTATAAATCCGGCATGACTGGTCCTTGCTACCAGTGCAACGGCAAAGGCTCTGTGAAGCGCATACCTCACAAGTCTTTTCAAATCTCCATTGTGGACAATGACGGTGTGCGCATTGATTGGCTGAATGTTAAGGCGGGAAGTGAAAATGCAGCTGTCAGCAAAGCCCGTGTGATTGCTGCCCGTGGCTGCTATAAAGACCAGATAGACAGTATCAAAGCTGTTGAAAACGGCATTGATTACACATATAAACCGATATAACACCGTATTTGCCCCGTAAACGTAAAAAGACCGCAAGTGGTGTATTTATCCACTTACGGTCTTTTCTTCTCATTCTGGCTTATTCTGCAAAGCGTCAGCGGCATTATTTAAGGTCTGCCAGCGTGCTTCCCTCTTCGTCAACAATCTTCGTGACTTCTGCCGCCATCTTCTCTGCTTCTTCCTTTGTCACGCTCCCGGTAATGTTCCCGGCTGCGTCGTAAAGGTTCACTGTGCCGTCTGCGTTGGTTTCCGTGGCACCCTCCGGCACATTGTCTGTGGCAATAGCCACTTTCTCTGTTGTTGTCACTGGTGCCGTGGTGTTAATCACTACCGTTGCAGCTGGTGTGGCTGTGAGTGCTTCCAGTGGTTCTGCGGTGTTGCTTTCTTTCTCTCCGGCTTTCATGGCATTGTATGCCGTCTGTGCAATGGCTTTCAGCTGGTCTTCTGTGACATTCAGCCCGGCTTCATCAGCAATCTTCTTCAACTGTTCCACAACTGCCGCCATCTTCTCTTCCCCGGTCTTATCCTTTTTGAACTCTTTTGCCCATTCCACAAACTTTGCTGCCCACTCTGACAGTTCGCCCAGCTTGTCTGTGACGGTCTTTGGAATGTTTGGGCAAACGTACTTTCCAATTAAGAACGCCCCCAGTGTTACGGCAAAATATACGGCTGCATAAATTACATTATCCATTGTTTTTTCCTCCTGTTGATTATGCAGGCAGCTTTAATGTCTGCCCAGCGTAAATGGTGTTGCTTGTAAGACCGTTCATGGTCTTAATTTCATTGTATCTGGAACCGTCGCCCAGCTGCTTTGCTGCGATTGCCCAAAGGCTGTCACCGCTCTTCACGGTGTATGTACGCACGCCGCTTCCCGGAATTTTGATTTTCTGCCCAACACTAATGACGTTAGGGTTTGCAATTCCATTGTAGCTTGCTAACTTCTGGTATGTGGTGCCATACTTTGCAGCAATGCCAGAAAGTGTGTCACCTCTCTGCACGGTGTATACCTGTTCCCCGTCTGTTCCCTGTGCAGGCTGTGCAGGTGCCGCAGGCTTTGCAGGTTCGCTGGTTGCTTTCTTTGAGAAGTCCGGCACGCCATAACCTCTGATATAACGCTCGTTGACTTCCAGTGTTCTTCTTCCAACGGCATTGGACTTGTTACCCTCAATAACTGTGATAGTGTTACCGTTGCAGTTTTCCACAACGCCCACATGGTCTGCGCTGCCTGTGCAGTCACCAGCGCCGTTGTCGTCCCAGTCGTAATAGATATAGTCGCCCGGTTCTGGCACCTTTGCGTCATTCTCACACCAGCGCCCCATCTGCTTCCACAACTTGATTTGACGGTCACAGCTGCACTCCGTAGGGATAATGTCTGTGTAGCCCGCTTCAATGGCAATCTTTGAACCAAAGGTTGCGCACCATGCGTCACTGTATGTCACTTTGTACCCCTGCGCTAACGGCTTGTGGTTGTTGTAGGCGTCAATGATTGCGTGGTGTGCTGCTGTACCCTCTTTCACTCCCACATACGCTGCCGCCCTTGCTGCAAATTTCTTTCTTACTTCTGATACATTCATATTGCTTGTACCTCCATTCTTTTTATTGCTAACGGCTCCGGCTGCGTACTGGTCATAGTATTTCTGCCCATATCCTGCACGCTTTGTCTTCACCGTGTCGCTCTGGTCTGCCGGGCGCTCAAACTGTGTCAGCACTGCATTTGAAGCAGCAATGACGGTCTGTGCGCTCTTCAATACTGACAATGTGGCTTTGTAGCCCTCTGTCAATTCTTTCATAAGGAACCCCAGCTGTGTTTCAAGGTCGCCAATAGACTTCCCGGCTGCTTTTGCATATTCCAGCAAAGCGGCTTTTCTGGTGTGGTATGTCCACTGCGCCAGTCCATAGCCTGCGCCGTCCCTTGCAAAGTTTCCATGACTGCCGTTGTCCACGGCTGCTGTGTAGCTTGCGTCAGTGTGTCCCAGCTTCTTTTCATAGCTGTTCTGCAAGTTCTGCGGGTTCAGCCCGCTTTCTGCATATAGGTTCCCCATCAATCCGGCTGCCCCACAACTGGACAGCCCTTTTGATTTCAGAAAATTCCAAATCTTTTCTGGCGTTGTTTCTCCTATTAGTCCCATGTCTTATACCTCCCCTGCACTACTGCGTCATGCTTGAAAAGTCAGACAGCGTGCCGGACAACTCCGGGTATGCAGCTTTGATTTTCAGCAGGTTTTCTGCCTTTGCTTTCCAGCAGTAGAACGCTACTGCGGCAGCAGTTACCCCGCCAACGAACGTCAAAAGGACTGATAACTGGTAAAAATCCTTTGTGACCACTACCCACACGCCCACGGCAAATGCTATGTAGTAAGTCGCCAGAATTGAAAAGATAATGATTTTTGTTGCGCTGGTCTTTCGCTCCGGGTGTTCCTGCAACTCTTCTTTTCTCTTCTTCCTGCGCTGTCTGAAATACTGTAAATTCCATAAAAAAAGCACTGCTAATGCCAGTGCAAATCCAATGATAAAAAATATTAAACTTTTCATGTTGCTGTTTTGTACCTCCTATGGTTCTTCCGGCTTTGACAAAGCAAAATCATTCGTGCGCATACACTCTTTATATATTTCCAGTATGTATTCATGCGCAACATCAACTTGCCCATTAGTCAACTTGTGGTCTTTGATGTACTTGTCATACTTTGCCAGTATGTCAATGATATGGTCGAACTCTTCTTTTGTATGGCGTCTGTGATTTATGCAACTGCTCTGAAATTCCAGAATTTCCATACGCCAGCTGTCAACCTTGTGGTCTGTAAAGTCTTTTTGCAGCTGGTCCAGTTGTTCTTTCATGTCGTGGTTCATAAGATTTCCCAGCTGTTTAATCAACCAACGCACGGGCTGCACTTTAATTCCCGGCGTTATGTCAATAACAATCCCAATTCCCGCAAGCCACACAATAGCTTTCTGTACCATTTCCCAGACGTCCGCTGGGTTAAGCGTCTGTATTGCTTCCACTGTCCGTCACCTCCTTTTCTTCTGGCTGCTTGATATAATCATCAGTGCCGCCGTAATATCCGCAGAATAGACCGCATTTGCTGGCTGGCTTCTTCTCCGGTTCTGGATATGGCTTGCCCATTTCCTGCAAGTACAGTTCGTTTAGGCTCTGGCGCATACCGTAGCTGTTGAAATGCTGTAATATGCCCCGGTATGAAGCAACGGACCTATCCAGTGTATCTTTGTCAATCTCTCCTGCGTGATATGCTGCAAACATATATTTCAATCTACGTTTCAGCTTCTTTGCCGTCTTCTTGCGCAATTTTATGTGTGTTGACCAAATGCGGAAGCCTACAAACTCAATGCCCATGCTGGTTGGTCTTATGCAAGTTTTCTTGTTAAGCTGCAACCGCAGTTCTTTTCCCAGAAAGTCCGCAATTTTGTTCTTTATCTTTTCCAGATACTTTTTATCTGGGTGCAAAATTATAATGTCGTCCATGTAACGTATGTAATAACGCAGGTGCAGTTTGTGTTTGCAGAACTGGTCAAGTTCATTCAAATACAAATTTGCAAACATTTGTGAAGTCAGATTGCCAATAGGCAGCCCAACTTCTCCCAGCAATTCATCAAACGCCACGTCGCCAATATCTGCGCCCAGCGGCAGACCAAAGTTTGTGTCTTCGCAGTTTATAATCACTGACAAGACGTGCAACAAATCTTTATCAGCAATCTTTTTCCGCAAAATGTCCATCAATACTTCATGGTCTATCCGGTAAAAATACTTTGCAATATCCAGTTTCAAATAATAGAAACGCTGCGGCTTCCGGTCTGTCTGCTTCAACCAGTTATGCAGGCGGTTGACTGCTTTGTGTGTTCCCTTTCCTACTCTGCAAGCGTAGCTGTCATGTATGAACTGCTTTTCAAAATACGGGTTCAGCTGGCTATATATAGCGTGCTGTGCCACCCGGTCTTTGAATTGCAATGACATAATCATGCGTTTTTTCGGTTCGTAAACATAAAATATGTTGTAGCGCCCCACGGTGTAGGTCTGCCAGATAAATTCATTCTGTAATTCAATCAAGTTTTCTTCCAGCTTATCCGTGTACGCCATCACATCTGGTCTGTACCTCTTGCACTTTATCCCGGCTTTATACGCATTGAAGAGATTTTCAAAGTCATAAATTATAGGGAAAATGTTTTTGATTTTGTGCAATTCCCTTTTCCCTCCTGTTGTTAAAATTTCGCCGTACAAATCAAACTGCGGTTCTTCCGCAGCCCAAACGTGATATATACATTCAGTGCCAGTGTTTCCGGCTCTGACTTTCAGCCTGCGGCTTACTAACTATCTTTACGGCAATTCAATATTTTTCCTACGGCTCCCGGCTGGCAGCCTTTGGAATGGAAATAAACCCCTTTAACCCATACGCACTGGACGTGCCCACTTGTGAACACGACTGCTGGCAGAAATGGGGTGAAGCGGAACGGAACGACACATTGTTGTTGACGTTAGAACGAGGGTTGTTCAAGTTCAGCGCACCAGCACCACCATTGGAAGTGTTGTTGAAACTCGAACCCCGGATAGGCACGGCAAGTCCTCTATTAACGGCTTATTCCCATAATATAAAAAGCAGGTGTTACCCTGCTATTTACCATTGCTTTTATTTGCAGCACCGCCGTTTCCAGCCGTGCTGCCGTTCAGTGATTTATAATACCCGCCAATCATGCACCCTATTTCATTTATCTTTCTTGACAATATTTCATATTTGCGCATTGGCAAGCATGGTTTCTTGTCTGGGTGCAACTGCTGGTCTGCCGCAAGCCTTACAAGGTGCCGCAGGACGTCCAACTGGTCGTCAAGTTCTCCCAGCGTCGTTTTCTTGTAGTGTTTGTTTTCAAGGTGTATCACTAATTCAAACACTTGCAGTATTGCTTCCCGTATATGGTCCGCAAGTTTTCTGTCGCTCTTTGGAAATTGTTCTAATGCTGGGTACGCATATAAAAGCATTTCATATACTTTATTTTTCATTTTGAAATCTTCTTGCGTCGCATTGTCCCGCACGTTATCCAGTTGTGGCAGTTGTTCTGCTGTATTTTCTGGCATTTCTTAAACCACCTTTACTTTAGTTTCAAAATAGGGGGCTTACTGCCGTAAGCCCCACAGTATAACAGTTCCCAGTTTCCAGTTATTCCACAAAAGCGGAACGGAACGACACACGGTTGTTGACGTCAGAACGAGGGTCGTTCAAGAACAGCGCACCAGCACCACCATAGGAAGCGCCGTCGAAACCCGAACCCCGGATAGGCAGTCTTTCGCCGTTGTTTCTTGCCCAAAATCTACCCGGTGTTGTCTGTGCGCTGTCCGGGAATAACCCTGCTGCAATTAAAATCTGTGGAATACTTACGCCGCTTACTGCCTTTACGTCCTTGAAAGGCTGGCTTGTATCGTTGCTGTCGGTTGTCTGTGTTGTAACTGACGTGTTAATGCGCAGTGTTGCGTCACTGGCGCTGGTTCTGTCAATCTTTAATGTTCCAACTGTTCCCGGTGCAACCAGTGAACCGTCCGGCTTAATTGCTTTCCACTCTGTACTATTTGCGCCCATGTTACAATCAGACTTCATGGCGTTTCCGTATGGTATAATCTGGATTTCACCATCTACACAACGCAAACCAGATACCCACTCCCAGCAGTTGCCGCAAAGGTCGGCAATTCCAGCCGGGCTTCCATCATGGTTCCAAGTTACCGGACCAGAACCAGTTGCAGTTCTGCCGCCGCCGTGTGAACCGTCAATATATGTGTTGATACCCTTTTCATAGCCCTTTTCATAGCTTCTGTCCCAGTTTGTGTTTCCACGGGGCGTGAAGCCGTTTTTCATACACCAAAGGTTGATTGCGGCAAATACGCCGTTCTGGTTAAGGTGCCAGCCCTCACCCTTTCTGCGGCATACTGCAAGTGCTGTGTCAAAGTCAATGTATGCTTTAGGGTCTTTCAGTGCTAAAGAGTACGCACGGTCATTGACTACGGTGTTAATGTACTTAGACACCCAGATAACTTCTTTCTCTACCCCGTCAATTTTCCACCACGGTAATACTTCCTGTGTGCCGCCTGTGATTAAGTCGGAATATTTCATTTTTGGAATACCCACCATAATTGACGGCATACCCAAATCATCAAACTTTACTGCATTGTTGCCGCCAAAGGAAGCAACCGCCATGCTTAAATCATCAAAATTAGACATAATGTTTTATACCTCCAATCCCCAAAGAATAAGTGTGCAAAGCGACATATCAAACGGAATAGGCACCGGGATTTCCTTTGGCTCTCCGTTTTCGTCCTCTCCGTCTTCGATAACGTCATAACGTCTGGCAGGAATAACAATCTGCGCAGCGTACTTCTGCGCCTTGCCGCCAGTTCCAATCACCACGCCGTCTTCTTCGTCAATGCAAATGTCCAGTGATACTTCATAATCTCTTTCACGGCTTGCAAGGTTGATTGTCAATTCATCATCACCAAAAGTGATTTTTTTACTGCCAGACAGTGCATATTCAATGTGTGTGCCCGGTGTCTTCTCAACTACGTTGATTTTATTAGTAGCCATAATACTTTTTACCTCCATTCTGACTTCTTGCAACTTCGTTGCTTCTTGCTGCGATAACTTCCGCTGCTTCTCTCTGTGCTGCTGTCCCGCTGCCCTGTACGCCAAAAGAACGCATTACAGCTTCTTCATGCTGTCTGCGTTCCTCTGTCTTAATAATCACGCCTGCTGCCATCAATAAA